GATAAAAGAACGGAAGCATCTGAGGATGCTGGTGATGAGGCGTTAGGGTTAGCATTGCTAGATGCTGCCTTGCGGGTGGCTGGTTCTAAAAGCCCATCAGCATTCCAAGCTTTAGGTGAGGCTGCACCAGCGGTAAGAGGGTACGCTAAAACTAAAGCAGAGATTAGAAAAGAACAAAACAATCTGTTGGATTCTCGCGCCAAGCTAACGCAACTCAAGCTTGCTGAGACGCAAGGCAATAAAGAAGAGGTCCGTAAGATACGACAAGAGTTGAGGCAGATAAATCAAGATCAGGCACAGATCGAAGACAGAGCCTTTAAACGATTTAATGATGAAAGAACCCTCAACCTAAATCTGATTAGCGCTGAGTCTAAACTTGCTACAGCCAAAACTGCTGAAAAAAGACAGAACGCAACACTTGCTGTACAAAACGCACAACTAGCGATCAGTAAAAATAAACTAGAAACTCAAGCTGGTGACATAACATTCACCATTAGCAATCTTAAAAAAGACCTGCCTAGATTGACTGGTCAACGTAAACAACAAGCTGAAGAAGCTATTAAATTTTATGAAGATAGACTAACAGACGTTACAAAAACTATTCAGCAAACAAAAACGCCGAGTGCGCTACAGTCAATGACCATGCAAACCAGATTGTTGGCGCAACAAAAGTCACTACAAGGTCAAATAACCGCAGATGAAAAAAAATATAGAAGTAAAGATTATTTTTTAAAAACACAATTGGATAAGTCTGCTGCTGGAAGAAAAAGAGCAGAGGAAGAGTACGCTGCTTTTCAAACAAGACTTAAGAACAACAAAAAGTTACTTGAAAGAATTAATCAACAGTTAGGTGGTAAACCAGCTTCTGGAGTCACCTCTCTTGAAGACTTACGATCAGAAATCGCGAACCAAAGTAAGTAAAAATTATGGGTGAAATAATTGATATCCCAAACATTGGGCCTATTGAATTTCCTGATGGGATGTCTCGTGATGAAATCCTAAACATAATTGATAACGAATTACTGCCCGGTCTTCAGCAACAAGAACCACAAGCTCCTCCCGAATATGACTATGCGGCACGGGATGAGATGGGATTCTTCGAGCGGTTTGGGGAACAGGTTGGTTCTAGCGCCAGCATATTGCGTGGTCTTGGCTCTCAGTTTGTCGAGGCAACTGGTGAAGCCACAGGTATAGAAGCTCTTGAAGAATTTGGAGAAGAAGGCCGAGAGGCTTTTGAGCAAAGACAGAAAGAAAAAGAAGTACCGACAATACAGTTTACTGACATCAGGAACCTGAGTGATGTCGGTAGTTGGGTAACTGATACGGCTGGTGAACAAGTCCTTCTTAGTGCCCCAAGCATCGCAGGAAGTCTTGCTCTTGGTAAAGCAGGTGCGGCTATAGGAACAGTGTTTGCTCCCGGCGTGGGCACTGTTATTGGTGGCACAATAGGGGCAACACTAGGTGCATTTATTCCTTCCTTAGTGTTAGGGGTTGGTGAAGTACAGGGATCAATAAAAGAAAAAGATGAAACGGTAGAGGCACCGGGAGCAGCGTTTCTAGGAGGTAGTGCGATTGCTGCTTTAGACTCTGTCCTTCCTGGCAAGATAGGAGGTCAGATAGTCAAGAGATTTGGTGCAGATGTTGCTGAAGATGTAGCGCAACGTGCATTGTTGAAACCAATCAAGCGTGAGTACATCAAGGCTGCTGGCAAAGGCATAGCTACAGAAGGCATTACAGAAGCCTTGCAAGAAGCTATTGCTGAAGTCACTGCCGTTCAAGCAACTGGCCAAGAGGTAGACGGGTCACAACTTGCAGAGATAATGATCAATGCTGGTGCTGCTGGTGCATTGATGGGAGGCACCCTCAGGACTGGGGCAGAGCGGTTTAAGAAAACAAGAACTCAAGAAGAAATAGACCAAGCAAAGGCAGAGGTAGATAAAAGACAGGAACAAAGAGACGAAGAAATAAAAGGTATAATAACGCCAGACCCAGATGCACCTCTGCAAATAACATATGAAGAAGCGTCTTTTACCACCGATACCCCAGAGCAAGTCGTTGATACAATTATTGACGAGTCAGTATCACAAGGTGCTGACACAGGACTGGGGCAAGATATAGGCGAAGGCGCACCTATTGGTCCGTTTACAGTAAGACCAATGCCGGGAGGTGGCTTTACTGTTGTGAACGGAGCAGGAGAAGTACGCACACCTATATTTGGCACCTTAGACCAAGCACAAGAAGCTGCTGATCTGTTAGCTGAAAGGGTTCCAGAGGCCATAGAAGTAGCAGAGATTGAGTTTACAGAAGCTGCTGCACAACGTGCGCTTGAAGATAATAAGATTAAAGAAACAGAAGCTACTCTCGAAGCAGCGAAAGAAACGATAACTCCTTTGGGCTTCCTGTCCCGTGAGGACGTAGGTTCTAAAATAGCAAGTCAGATAGATAGGAAGAGAACTTTAGCTGTTTCTTTGAGACCCGGAGAGACTGTGCAGAACGATGGCCAGTATACAATTGAAGAGGTAGCAGAGACTGGCGCATCCAATGAAGTTCTTAGTAACATCATTTCTAATAAGAGGCCTGTTACACAAGACCCAGACCTCAATGTTTCTGTGAGAGACATAGAAGACTTATCATCTACCAAGAATATACGGTTTGGAGACGATGCCTTTAAGACGTTTTCTCTTAGAACAACAGGCAAGTCCATGCCTCAGAACATGTCTCAGGTGCAGCGCAATGTTCTGTTTGAAAGCATAGACGCACTACCTGAGTTTGAAAACGAGACATCTATCCCGGTTATCAAATACCCACACTTTACATCGAAGCAAATACAGGATGTAGCCAAAGCTATCAGGGAGACGGGAAAAGTTAGCGACAAGCTAATTATGGAAACTCTTGAAGCCCCCAATATTCGTGGCACAAGACGAAAAGAAATATCCAATGAAGTTCGTAGAGAGTTAGTGCGAAGAGGTGTGCTGCAAAGAGATGGTTCTGTAAAAAAACGATCTGTTGTAAAACCTTCCTTTGAAAGAAGTCCTGCCCCTAATGTAAAAAAACAAGAGCTACTTCAAAGACTAGAGCCTTTAGCTAGTGCCATAAACGAAAGGTTTCAGCAAAGGGTAAAGGCTTTCCCAGAGCTAAAAGATGTTAGGTTAAAATTTAATAATGTAATAGACGATATTGCGACTGGAGAAATACAGCAAGACGCTGAAGGAGATTTTGTTACTAAACAAGAACAGGGTCAGTTCTTCAAGGCAATAAGACTTGCTGTGAATGTTGTTACTGACCCGTCAAAATCAGATCAAGAAAATATAGCAGCATTAGCTGAGGTCTTGGATCATGAGTTTATTCACGCAGCTTATGAAGCAGGTGTTGTAACTGATCAAGAGCAAGCATCTCTCGAATCTTTTGTTAAGAAAGCAAAGCGACCCGGCACTGATGGCAAGACTTATTATGATGATAGAGTTGATGCGCTTGACCCAAATACAAGTGAGGAGTTGCTTGTAGAAGAAGCTGTCGCAGAGGCGTTCAGAGACTACGCTGCTGGTCGTCGCGTGTTCCCGCCAAAGACACGGAGCATATTCCGAAAGATTGCAGAGTTTTTTGGTTTGTTAAAGCAAGCTGCTGCTGATGCTGACATTGTAACAGGTAACGAAATATTTCAACGGCTTGATGCTGGTGTAAGTCCGAGCAGTCCAAAAAGACAGCGTAGTGAAGCTACAGCAACTACGGCTCCGATGGCAAACCTCAAGCCAGCGGATAGGGCAAAGGTAGAAAGTGGTGAGAGGCTTCCTGATTTTGTCGAGCCTCCTGAAAAGACTAAACAAAAGCTTTCTAGGAAACGTGCCCGTAAAGTACCAGCACCTGTAGGTGAAAATCCTTTCCCGACACCTCCTCAAAATGAGATTGATGATCGACTGCGTAGAAAGGGAAAGCGCACAGATGTTGTAGATGCCGTGGTTTCTACAGGACCAAGAAACCCACGCACTGAAATAAAAAATGATCAAGGCGATGTTGTTGCTGTAGTAGGCCAGATTACTTTTGATGACTGGATTAACAAGACCGAAGGCCAGCTATCTGATGCTGAACTAGCAGAGGCTAGACAGTGGTATCCTGACGCAGCCAAGGCATATCAAAAATACTTTGGCGCAGACTGGCCTAATTATCTGGCAGCTTGGTTGATGGCTAATCAACAAGCCTCACCATCAACAGCAGCTATGAATGCAGTTCGTGCTAGAGAGCAAGCTCTTTCTGGTGTTGAGGTGGAGGTCGAGGCAGGGTTAGCTGCTGAAAAATTATTTGGTTTTTGGAACGCAATGGAAAGAGATGGCGAGCTTCCATTGGGAGGGGCGCAAAAACTTTATGACTTTATTGATAGTGGATTACTGCGTGAGACACGCTCTTGGATGGGCGATGACGTGCGGGGTGGCGCACCTGCCGTTGCTGATGTTCACTCTTTACGAGATACGGGCTTTGTTGATCCAACGTATCAAGAGTTTTTAAAAGATAATTACAACCTGAATATTGATAGTGACACGTCAGGATCACCAAACGAAAATCAATATGAGCGGTCTGCTGACTTTATGAGATCGCTTACTAATTATCTTAATGACATAAAATACAAAGGCGGTGGGTGGACCCCGTACCAAGTGCAGTCTGTCGGTTGGATGGCAACGACCAAGTTTCTGGGTCGTCCCGGTCAAACAGCAGAAGACTCAATTTTATTTAATATTAGAAATCTTCCGTTTGAATTGGCATTTGGTGAAGGGTCTCCATTGGCAGCGTCACTGCCTGAGTATTCTTCTCTACCCGCTATTGGTCAAAAAGAAGTTACGCAGATAGCTGCTGATGCAGCATCTGATTTTGCAAGAGATGTAACGGGCGTTGCAGAAATAAATCGTGTCCATGCTACTGGTGGTTGGATGGACGACACGATAAATCCAAATATGACGGAGCAACTTGTAGCTTCTCCAGAGGCTACACAAGACATGGCCAGCGTTCTTGGTTTCTTGTTAGAGCAAGAAAGGATGCTCTCTTATCGGGTGCTGCCTAAGAAAACAACAAAGTCTAAAGTTGCTTTAAAAATACGACCCACAGATGTGTCAAAAGATTTGTTGAACAATGACACAAACATGGCCATACTGTGGGATAAGTTGCGTAAGGCTGACCTAGCCAGAAGTAAAAAGGCATCCACTAAACTAGCTAAGGACCGGAAAGCACAGCCTGAAGAAGACATATCTCTTGATGAGGTTGATGCTCTTATTCAAGGGTACACCTCGACTGTAGATGAGAACGGTAATGCAGCAATGCTTATACTTCTCGACAGTAGGGGTAAGACTTTGGAGTCACGCTTTGAGCCTGATGGAGATGTGTCACAGGCATTGGCTAGAATATCGGATGAGATTGGTATCAACTTAGAATTTGAAGCGGCTTACTACGAGAGTGAACTTACAGAAAACGACTGGACGGAGGATCAGACAGGTGACGGTTACTTACAAAGGATTCATCAAAGATACGGACCCGCTGTTGCAGAAAGGGTCAAGGATTTTAAGCGGAGCGAACTTGAACCGCTACTCAAAGACTCCATTACCAGCGCGAAACTCAAGTATGGAAGCGGGCAAAAGTTCTCAAGGAAAAGTCCAACCGCCACGCAAGAAGACCTAGATACATTCTTTGAAAGCATGGGAGAGGAGGGCGCTCTCCTAGAATACCCTGAAATAGGTGAGAACCTAGATCAATGGATTATGAATGTGGACAGGGGTGCGTTAACAAATGCGCTAAACTCTCCTGAGTATGATGAATATCAATCTGTTTTATCTGCAAATTTGGAACGAGCCTTTCCTTCTGGACAGATACCAGTATCTCGCACAGAAAATTATGCAGTAACAACTGCTACTGACAGACAAACAACAAATTTCCTCGTATCTACAGATGACGTAAAGTTTGCGGGAAATGTAGATGAGAACGAACTTATTGTTCAGTTGCCACCCAGCTTTGGTTATGGCACTGCCCCCATCTCTGTAAGAGTAAGGCCAGAGCAAGAGAATAGGGTAGACGGCTTACCTGCCACCTATAAAATTCCCAACGTAGGTTCAGTACCTACGGAACCCTTTGGCCCAGCTAGGCAAGCTGCTCGTGATTATGGCCAATCAGTAGGCCGAAACATTCCTGACCTTGCGGGTAATTACACATACGAATCTGTAGACTTCGAGCGAGCAAGTCGTACAGGAAATGCTTATGATGAATTACTAAGCTCACCAGAAGATGAGTTTACTGAAGCAGCATACGATGCTCTCGCCGAAGAAGTTCTCACTCAGTACGACTTCATAAAAGATACAGGATTGGAAATTGAGTTCTCCCCTGATGACATCGACCCATACCCCAATTCTGCACAGGAGATGGTTGAAGACGTAAAGAACAATAATCACATGTACGTTAGTTCGATTGATCAAAGGTATGGTGAAGGGGAAATAGTATCAGAAGATGTGCAGAATAATCCCATGCTTCGTCTTACTGACGAGTACATATCAGGTCGTCAGGCTAGGGTAGATGACATTCTTCGGTTGGTTCATAATTACTTTGGGCACGTCAAAGAAGGTTTTAATTTTACAGACTCTGGTAAAGATGCAGCATATGCTAGTCACGCTGTTATGTTTAGCCCCCTTGCTCGCGTTGCTTTAGCAACTGAAACTCGCGGTCAAAATTCATCAGCAACCTTGAGCAGAAGTAAGAGAGGTCTTTCAGAAGAAACTTCTGTAGTTGTACCACCAAAAATTGGCATTCTTCCTGACTTTGTTATTAATGAAGGTATAGAAAATCTTGTTGAGCCTGTTGATGTTCAGGAGCTTCGAGATGAGACAACCTTTAATGTTCAGGGGTCATTTGTCCCTGATCAAAAGTTTTCTCGTAAGTACCCACAAGACCCAGCCGATGTTGCTGCAAACAGGTTTGTAAAAAGAGCAAGGGCCGATGGAACTCGAAGCGATAACTGGGGTAAGATACCTTTTGCTGGGAAACTTTTGCCAGTACGCGCTGCTTTCGGCAGGAACTACACAACTGGCGGTTATGGTTTAAGACATGCCAGCCTCCATGACGAAGACTACCAAGGTGTAGAAGATTTACCTTTTACCAGTTCTGCTAGCGCAATAGGTTCTGCCCTTGATGCATTTACACAAGCGCGGATATCTGGTGTTGACAAGTCAAGATTTAAATTCAAACAAAATAACAAACGTGATTCACTGGAAATGCGCTGGAGGCCAACAGGATCAAGCACTGATGTTGTTGTGGTATTTGATAGACAGATAGACGATAAGTCAGGACAAGAATTTTTAGGCATTACTACATCTTATCCTGACAGCGAGGTTATCCGCGACAAATATAACAGAGAAGAAGTAGAGAAGCTGAGGAAAGGTGGTGTCCTTGGTCCTAATTTTGCAGCCACTTCACCAACCGCACAGGAAACTGTCTTAACATTTAAGACAAAGAAGCCCACTGATCGACCAACGCTCAAGCTCAAGGGTAAAGCAAAACAAAAGTTTTCTCGTGGCAGAGGTGTCAATGATTTATCTCCTGAGTTACAAGAAACTGTCAGACGAACACAGGCAATAAATGAGCAAGAGACGGCAGGACAGGCATGGCTCGGTGCCTTGTTTGGTGATTACAAAAACAGCGTTTTGTTTAGTAACAACTGGCAAAGGATAAGATCCAAATTTCGTGAATCATGGATAGAAAAGTATGACGTTCTATCTGTTCTTGCAGACAAGGAACAGCGTGAAGTAACGGGAACTTTGGGTGCAGAAGCAAACGCATACTCTGCTGTGCTTATGGCTGATCAACATGCTCAGATGACGAAGCTTGCGTGGTATGACGGGGTTCCAATTTACGATAAAAAAGAGGGCTATACCAGAGTTACCAACACCGTAGATGGTCAACCTATTCGAGGCCTTGCAAAAATACTTGAGCCTCTGCTTGCTGAAGGCAAGACATCTTTATTTGGTACATATGCACAAGCCAGAAGAGCAGAGAGACTTAACGCAGAGCAACGAGACTCTGGGATGACGCAAAGTGACATCGACAACGGCTTATTGCTTGGTGAAATGAACCCAGAGTTTGCTGCAATCTTTGATGAGTATCAGGTGTGGAACAGTTACCTTGTAAAATACATGGTTGATACGGGTCTTATTACAGCAGAGATGGGTAAGGTATGGATATCTACCGCTGACTATACGCCATACTATAGGCAAGAACAGGAAGCTGCTGGTGCAGCGCAAGACATGACTTTCTTCTATCCTGATCCTACCCTTGGCCCAATTGGACAAGGTGCAGCGGCGTTACAAGGTAATCCCAGAGAAAGAATACCTCTTGATGGAAAGCGACCACCCCCAAAACTTGTCGGCGCTGGCCGTGCATTTCAACTTGAGATTGATGGGGTAAACCAGCCAGAAGAATATGACTCTTACAACAAGGTAAAGGCTGTTGCCAAAGCTATTGAACGGTCAAGTCCTGACGCAGAAATAAAAATATATTCAGCGCCTCGCAGGGTAGATGACTTCCTTGACAATGTCGCAAGGAACACTGCTACCGCCATCCAAGGCGGTATGAAAAACATTGCGGCACAAAGAGTCATAAGGGCATCACGGTCTCTTGGTTTAGCAAATGAGGTTAATCCTGATCCGTCAGGAGCAAAGCCCCTCAATACAGTTCAGATAAGAGTGGACGGTGTCGATAGATACTTTGAGATTGTAGATAACGATCTCTACACAAGCATGACTATTTTATCTCAGAACAAAGATATTGCTCTGGACAATCTTTTTGTTGGTGTCGCATCTACTCCAGCAAGAGTGTTACGAGAGTTAGTCACCAGAGACCCCGGCTTTATGCTGCGAAACATGATGCGAGATACCCTTAGTGCGTGGGTAACATCAGGGGTAAATTATGTTCCCATCATAGACAGCGCACGGGGTGTGGTAGATGTTTTAAGAGGCGACGCTTCAAGCGAGGCGTTACGACGTGCAGGAATCTTTGGCGGGTTTGATTTTGCTGGCACACCTAAAGATATGGCGAAGTATATTGAGAGCAAGACAAAAACAAAATATCCGTCTGGTGTATTTGAAAAAGCAACCAGTCCTTTCAAAATACTATGGGATGCAACGACTGTCGCAACGAATGCATCCGAAGCAGCAACTCGTGTGGCTGTATACAAGAGAGTGTTAGAGAAAACAGGGAACGAAGCACAAGCTATTTTTGAGGCGCTTGAGGTTTTAAACTTTAACAGACGTGGAGCCAACCCTGTTATTCAAGTAATTACAGCAATTACGCCGTTCTTAAATGCTCGTATTCAGGGCTTAGATGTGCTGTATCGTGCTGGTATAAACAAACGTACAGCTAATCCCAATGCTACCCGAAGGGCGTTTGCAGCTAAGGCTTCCCTTATTGCTGGATTGACGGCTTTGTATACCACACTTATGCGAGATCAAGATTGCTATAAGAATGCTACGCCAGAAGCTAGAGACTTAAATTGGTTTATACCCACACCATTTGACGACACTTGTTTTAAAATACCTACACCGTTTGAGGTTGGTTTCCTGTTTAAAACTATTCCTGAGAGAATTATGCAATGGTCGTTTGGTTCTGATGTTGGGCGTGATGTTTTCGAGTCCTTTAAAAGGAACGCAACATCTACCTTTGCTGTCACTCCCCCACAAATATTTACACCTACATTAGAACTTATGGTGAACCACTCGTTCTTTACGGGTAGAGAAGTTGTGCCGTATTACTTGCAGAACTTAGACCCTGATTATCGAAAGTATCAGACGACAAGCAGCTTTGCTATTAAGCTGGGCAGAGAGTTAAACATAGCACCGATAAAGATAGATCACTTTATCAAAGGATACTCAGGCACACTGGGAAGTTACGCTCTTGATTTGGGAAGTAGTGCTATTGATGCTTTCGAGCCAACGGATCAACCACTTCCTCCTGACAGGTCATGGTATAACCTGCCAATGGTGAGGAGTTTCTTCCAAGACCCGAATAGTCGCGGCACCGTTATACAGTTTTATGAGTTAGACCAGCTAGTTAAACAGGCAACGAACACATTCAAGGCGGCAGAGCGCGAAGGTGATGTGCAAAAGATAGAAGAGATTGTTGAAGATCGTGCGTCTCTCTTGGCTCTCGAAGATGAGTTAAAGAATATTAGAAACAGCCTCAACGAAATACGAGAAACAAAGAATCAAATCTTACGGGCACCTCTTGATCCCGCACAAAAGCAAGAACTGTTAGAGGCAGTAAGGCTGCAAGAGCTTGCCATCACTTCAGCTATTCCACAGTTGCGTCAGATAGGCTTGCAATGAGTGCGTATTCTTTTGCACAGATGGTCAAGAAGCCGTTTCGTCGGGCGTGTATCTGGGGCGACAAGAAGTTCTTTGATCCCTCTGTGACTCCATTGTCGCAGCAGCTTGAGGAAAGTTATCCCACCATATTGTCAGAGACACAAAGCATGATGCAAAGGTACGATGACTTTGCACCCTTCCAAGATATATCACCTGATCAAACATACATAAGCAACGATGACAGGTGGCGCATGTTCTTCCTGAAGGGAGCGGGTGTAACCTTCAAGCGTAACGCTGCTCATTTCCCTACACTCATGAGTGTTCTCAACAAGCACAGAGGTGTGGTCTCTGCTTACCTGTCAGTGCTAGGTCCACAAAAGATTCTCAACCCGCATGAAGGACCGTGGGCTGGTGTTCTGCGAATGCATATGGGGTTGATTATCCCTGATCCAGACAAGTGCCACATCAATGTGGAGGGCGACAAGTATCACTGGGACAACGGCAAGGTCGTTTTATTTGATGACACATACAATCACTATGCTGTAAACGAAACGGATCAACTGAGAGTAATCCTGTTTATAGATTACATGAGACCCATGCGGTTCCCTTACAATCTATTGAACTGGACTGTCATGAAAATGAGTTGGGCTTTCCCGTACATATGGAGGCCACTGTGGCGGCACCGACGCTGGTCACAGAAGTTTTATGCGGAGAAGTTACCAGTAACTTAGGAGCGTAATGTGGATATTGACAAGTTAATAGTACAGTTGAAGGTACACGAAGGTGTGCGTAAGTTTGTTTATCTCGACACAGAAGGCATAGAGACCATTGGTGTTGGGCGCAATCTGGTAGACCGTGGTTTGTCAGATGATGAGATAGAACTCATGCTGGCAAACGATATTAGAGATTTTCAAGATGAGGTGGAAGCTGCCTTTCCTTGGTGGTCTGATCTTGATGACGTGCGTCAACGGGTTGTTGTGGACATGGCTTTCAACATGGGACTTGGCTCACTCTCAAAGTTTGTGAACACCTTGGCTCACATTGAAGAGGGTCGGTATGATGAGGCAAGCGTCGAGATGCTTGACTCTAGGTGGGCTAGGCAGGTTGGAGATAGGGCCAAGGTCTTGAGTGAGATGATGAGAACAGGCGGAGATCATGACTATTAAAGGTCGCAAGGGTCTGGAAAAGGACAGCATCTATGAGGAGTATGATGTGGACGGAGACGGCATTGTCAGTGACGAGGAACTGGCAAAGGTCAAGGCTATTCATGAAGCTGAATCAGCAGAAGAAAAAGCTGATGCCCAGAGAAGAATGGCTTGGGTATCTATTATTGCCATGCTTGTCTTTAGTGCTTTTCTTTTCCTTCCTATTTTTCCTGACTCTCGGATTAAAGCTTTGGCTGATTTGTTCGGTCTGTTTTACATTGGCATGGCTGGTGTCGTCGGTGCGTACATGGGCATGACTGCCTACATGAGTGCGAAGAGGTGAGCCGTGATCAAAATTTATTTCACTATATTACTTGTTGGTCTTATCGGTGGAATTGGATACGGCGGTTATTACTATTACAAAGATACTCAAAACCGCATTAAAGTTTTGACAGAGAACAACGCAAAGCTTGAGGTTGCTAGGAAAGTACAAGACGAAACCATAAAGACACTGACTGATGATGCTAAAAAATTTAAGGAACTTAACAGGAAACTTTCCAAAGATATGCAGAGAGCCGAAGCGTATCGCAATAACCTGATAGACAAATTGCGTAAGCATAATCTTACACGGCTCAGTCAGAAGAAACCTGAACTAGTAGAGAAGAAGATAAACAATGGCACACAAAAACTTTTTGACCAACTGGAAGGTCTTACTGCTTTGCCCAGTTCTTCTCCTGCTAAGTAGTTGCAGCGGTTGGAACCCGCTCAAGCAGATAGAGGTAAAGACAATTCAGGTAGATCGGGTTATTCCTACACAGGAAAGACCGCGACCCTTAAAGCTAAGTGATATAAAATGGTATGTGGTAACCGATAGAAACTTCAGGGATTTTAAGAAGAGGTATAAAAAAGAAAACGGTGAGTTCTTATTCTATGTAATCAGTGTTCGGGATTACGAAACGCTTGCCTTAAATATGGCAGAATTACAGAGGTATATTGGACAGCAAAAAGAAATTATAGTTTATTACGAGCAAGCAGTCGCACCTAAGCCTGTGTCTCGGAAAGAAGAGATGAAATGAAGACATATGAAGTTGGTGTGTATAACAAGTATATACGAGAACGGGTACGCAATGGTGATGATGTTGACCCAGCAGAGGCTGCTTGGGAAAACATACACTACTTTGATGTTAAAGCAGAAAACGAAGCAGACGCTAAAAGAAAAATATCGTTTGAGTATAAACCAGAAAAAGGTTTCGTCATTGACTGCATAAATGTTTACAAATAGGAGGGTAAGTTAATGGACCCTGTAACATTGGCGGCTGTGACGGGCGGGTTTGCCGCTGTCAAATCAGCTATTAGTGGGGTGAGAAGCGCCCTTGAATCAGCAGACGATGTGGGAGCAATCGCTTCTCATATTGACACGTTATTCAAAACACATGGCGCTGCTAAGAAGCGTATCAAAGAAGCCCAAAATAAAAAGCCAACTCCTGCGTGGCAGAAATTAATTAAGTTTCGGCTTGGTGAAGATAACGACGAGACATCTCTTGCAAATATTACAGCGGCAAAGCTGGCAGAGAAACAGCAAGAGGAGGACATTCGTAGGTTATCAATTCAAATAAACAAACGGTTTGGCGCAGACACTTGGGATGAAATCTTAGAGGCCCAGAAAGAAGCAGTCATCAAGCAGAGAAAGCGAAGGAAAGAAGCGGCTGAGAAACGGGAAAGGGAAAAGCTAGAAGCTAAAGGTTTCTGGCAAAAGCTTGTTATTGAGTTTGGTAAATTTATTGTAGTCGGTGCGTTTGTTGGCATCATGATAATGGTATTGATATATCTCAAGGCCAACAAGTAATGGACGGCGCTGTCGATATAAAATTTTTGATTACGCTAGGAGGTATAATCTTTAGCGTAGCTGGCGCAGCGGCTGTCGGTAAGATGCAGATCAAAGCGATTATTGAATCGCTGGGTGACGTTGAGAAAAGATTGAGGGATATTGATAAGAGACTTGATGTGCTTGAAACAAACCAAGGTATTGTTCAGAATCAAATCAATACGCTCAAAGGTATTCTTAGTCCTGACAATCTTGCAAAGCAAAATAGAGAAGTAGAAGGCATTAAAGTCAGTGTTGTCGAGGCGCACAAAGATATTGATCGGTTGTTCAAAATGCACAACGGCAGTCATCCTGAGGTAAAGTAATGGATTTAATTTTTTCTGGAGTGCTGTCGATAGCAAGTATGTTTTACTGCGACAACCAAGAATTTTTTAAACAAGCTTATAAAGAAATGAGCCAAGGGGCTGAGTGGCATTACGTTGGCCGTCAACCCCTTGACCCATCAGCTAAGTCTATATCTGGTCGCATCTGCAATGAGGGTAAGTGCAGCGAACCTTATATTATGTGGAAGCTAAAGATGCCTGATAATGACTAGTCATCTTCAGACTTCAGAGCAGACGACATCTCGTCACAAACAAACTCGTTGAACGTGCGACCATCAGGCAAGTCTTTGCCGTCAATAATTGTCGTTGACCGAATCCATTTGCAGCAGTCTCTGATGCCATGCTCGTAAGTTCTGTTGGTCAAGATGTACTCAAGACCTTCTCTGATCAAAGAACCAATGCTCCTTTCCTCTTGACCAGACCGCCTTCGCAATCTCTCTAACTGATCTTCTTCGACCACAAAGTTGAAAGTTGTTTTGTCTGACATGATCACCTCTAAAATGGAATGTCATCGTCAAGATCAAAATCATCTTCAGCCTTTTGATTGGACGGGGGTGGTGATTGATTGGACTGATCCATGTATGACTCGTCATACTCATTGACCAGCAGCCGCATGTTAGGACCGTACTGGCCCTCCTTTGATCTGTCCACGATCCCGTTGTCATAGGCTTGAATTGAGAGAAGCGGCTCCTTCCCCTCCTTCACACAAGCGACCAAGAACTTAACCACATCCTTGGACAGATGCATGTTGCCCCGAAAGTCTGGCTGACTGTCCTTGTTCTTATTCCTAACTGGCCTAAGGTTACAACTATTCTCCTTAGGTTTGTTTTCTATCTTCCATTGCGCCATTACACGTCCTCCTTCAAGGTTTTGATACGATCATTCAACCACGTCTGGGTTGACTTGGTGTTGTCTTCTATCCACGACAATGCGTCTTGGTAGGCTTTGTCTCCTCTCTTTTTCAGCGCCTCTCTTCCTTCTTTGTTATCATTCCAAAACTTAATTAAATCTTTCTTTGCCGCCTTCGCATCATCGATACCCATGTCGTTCACAACATCTTGTGAAGCAGCACCGATGTTTGAAAAGTGCATGGCATACAGTTCTTTCATGCTCTCTGGATCATAAGGATCATCATTTTGTACCTCGTCATCCAGAGACAGATCATCATCTGATGGTGACTCGTCATTAGCTGTCATGGGTAAATCCTCCCCTGCATAGATGTAGTGACCCAGACCGCAGTAAGCCAAGGCCTTTACAAGACAACGCTGCAAAGCTGTGTTCACCGCAAATGAGTCAGGTGTTTTGACAGCATTGTTTTTGTAGTCGGTAATCGGGTAAGTCTCTGTCACTGTCTGGTCTCCCACCTTTACGGTGACCTTGACGTAAGCAAACCCCTGCTTATCCATTGCGTAGGGCACTTGATTGTTATGCTCACCCAGAGTGAACCAGTGTTTCTCAAAGCTTGCGTTGGGAAAGTTTTCTTTAACGATGCCCCACGCCCACGCCCAAGAAAGGTATGTCATGTTACCTTTCTTTTCAGTGTGGTCGTTGCAGTTAATTGACTGAAGCGTTTCCCAGACTGTTGATGTGTCTGTCATGGCAGTAAGTCCAGCAGCTTCTGCCACCACGTCTTAGGTCTCTCTCGCTCGACGTATGGGATGGGGGTGAGAAAGTCAGCCAATGCTGGAGACATGGCTGGCTTTTCTTCTGGCTGATCAATCACTGTCGTCTGCTTGCCATTGCGCTGCCAAATCGGTGGCTTGTTTCGACGCATGTTCAGCACACCTTTGTACTGATCGTAACCAAGCTTATCGATAATCACCCGCCTGACTTGTTGATAGCCTATTTTATTTGTCGGGCGTTCACTAATCTCTTTGAGGCTTGCGCCGTCAAGAAACTCCTCAACGATAAGTTCGTCGCGTTTAGCCTTTTCTTCTCTAGTCATTTTGATTCTCCTGTTTGTATTGGTCGCAAAAGTCTGCGACCTGACAATAGTTTCCAACGCATCGCGCTGGTTCTCCCTTACGTTCTATGATTTGAAAGTCCTCCTTAGTTTTCATTTTGTTGTGATGCTCTTCTGCCTCCTCAAAAGTTTCGCAATTTTTTACTGACCGCACACCGCCGTGTTTCACGATGGCCCATGTGCTATCTCTTTTCCACCTGTCTTCATTGGTGCATAAGGGTGGCTCGTTACCCATGTCATGATCGAACCAAGCGTCCTGATGATACGTCACCCTCTCTTCGATAAATCTTTTCTGTTCTTCCCGTGACCAAAGCGGCAACTCAACGACATGAACGGCGGCTTGGGGGTAGCTGTTGCTGTTGATGGCTTGTGCTTTTTTCCAATCCCGCAAGATCATGATCACTTGTAACCGATCAATATCAATACCCAGATCGTGGTGGGCAAGGTATGCATAACAGTTGAGTTGTTCTTCCCATTCAGTGTTGGGCTTGCCCACCTTGTATGCACTCGTAAATTTCCAATCCATCAACACCTTCTGTTTCCCGTCAGTCCGAATCGCATCACATTGTCCTGATACTTTCCAACCGTTGACCTCCATAAACATGCGCTGTTCGATGATGTCACTATCGTCAGCGCCTTCTTCCAAGACGGTGTGAATGCATTTGCCTAAGAGTTTCCAAACATCATCCGCAATATCAGTCACGATCTCGTCTTTATGTTTGGCCTGAAGGATACTAATCCTTGGCGATGACAATAGCCGTGTGATAGTAATGTTGGATTCGCCGGGGTCGTACTTATCCCGAGCGAGGAGGTTCTCGAACTGATGGGGTAATCCATATTTATTTGTAATCATATCTACCACTGAGTGGGTTGCTGTTGTCATGCGTTATATATTCATGTATATGAAGTGTCAATGACTGAAATCAAGTTTGAAATTCTGGGTCAGCCCTACTCCAAAGCAAACAGCCGCAAGATGGTGTACTTTGGTAATCGGCCAGCCTTTATAAAATCAGATCGCGCACGGGATTATGAGGCGATATTCGCGTCTCAGTGCCCGACACTTGATCCCATCATTCCTTACAACAATACAGAGAAGCAGGACGTGGCTGTGTTCATGACCATATGGTACGCCAGTCGCCGCCCTGACCTAGACGAAAGCCTCATACTTGATTGTATGCAGGGGCGTATCTACGAGAACGACAGGTGTGTAAAAGAGAAACACATTAAGTGGGCGTATGATAAGGAAAATCCTCGCGCCGAAATTCAGGTGGTGAAAATAAAAATACCGCCTCCATGAGGAGGCGGTAAGTTTCAGGGAGGTTTCATCACAAATCGATTAGGAGAAATCAATTTGACAAAAGGCACAATAATGGAAATGACACAGCAAGACAATTACTTTCATGATCAGATTCAAGTAAGAGCAAACAGCGCAAGGGTAGGTTATTCAACGACTGCGCGAATCAAATGTCCGTATTGCAGTGACCATCGTAAAAACAAACATGACCGATCTATGGCAGTTACGTTCTTTTCTGACAGGCTGGTATACCTCTGCCATCATTGCGAAGAGAAGGGTGCCATCTCCACAGAAAAGAAAGAGTGGAAACCAAAGCGCACATACCCCAAGGTGCAGGTCAAGGACGCCCCCCGATCCCCTGCCATAGACTGGTTGATACGAGAGCGGAAGATTGACCCTGACGTGGTCAAACAGTTCGGGGTGATATCGACTCGTAAGTATTTTCAAAAGCTTCAACGCGAAGCAGACTGCGTTGGCTTTCCTTTTTACAACGAGACAGAGGTCTATGCGGTCAAGTACCGCACATCAGGTGGGGATAAAGCACACACGCAAGAGGGTGCGGGTGGGGCACAATCATTCTTTGGTATTGAGAAGGTGCGGCCTGAGGCCAAGACGTTGATCATATGTGAGGGAGAGATTGATCAGTTAAGTCTCGTCACCGCTGGGTTCATCGACAGCGTCAGCGTCCCTAATGGGGCACCCATGAAGGCTTCCGAAGGAGAGGTCGATCCCACCAACGATAGGAAGTATGGCTTTGTATGGGCCGCAAAAGACCTCCTGAAGCAGGTTGATAAGGTTATCCTCGCCGTGGACATGGATGGCCCCGGTCAGGCACTGGCAGAGGAACTGGCACGGCGTATAGGTAAGGTGAAATGCTGGCAGGTAGACTGGCCCGAAGACTGCAAAGACCCCAACGATATTCTCGTAAAGCATGGGCCTAATAAACTGGTAGAAGTTATCGGTGACTCAAAGCCGTGGCCTATCACTGGGTTGTTTGACGTTGATCATTATGCCGATCAGGTAAATCAGATATATGAACGGGGACATCAACGGGGTCTGTCCACTGGTATCGATAGCGTCGATAACCTTTTTACCATATGTCCGGGTCAACTATCGATTGTCACTGGGCACCCGTCATCAGGTAAGTCTGAGTTCATCGATCAGATCATGGTCAATATGGCTGAGAGTTATGACTGGTCGTTTGCCGTATGTAGTTTTGAGAACGATCCCCCAACGCACATCATTAAGCTGATGGAGAAACATGCGGGGGTTCCGTTCCACGATGGGCCTAGCATGAGGATGACCCGCGAAGAACTTGCAGAGGCGAGGGATTGGTGTGGCCGTCATTTCTTTTTCGTTGAACAGAACGATGGCGAGCCAGCGTCTATCGAATCAATATTGGAGCGAGCGCAAGCTGCCATCCTACGGTATGGGGTGAGGGGTTTGGTCATTGATCCGTACAACTATGTTGATATTGACAAGTCAAAGGTGAGTGAGACTGAAGCGATCAGTCAGATGCTGACACGCTGTCGGTTATTCGCACGGGCACATGACATCCATGTATGGTTCATTGCACATCCCGCCAAGATGATGCGAGATGGGGGTGAGTTCCCAGCGCCCAAAGGGTATGACATATCAGGATCAGCGGCATGGTTTGCCAAAGCTGATCTGGGTGTGACCGTACACAGAAAACCAGACACCAACTTATCAGAGATACATTGTTGGAAGGTGCGCTTTAAGTGGGTGGGTCAGCAAGGTGTGACTGACCTAGAATATTTTAAATCAACAGGGCAGTATCGGGAGGCGATAAACTATGGAGAGCTTTGATCCGAAGGGTGATTTCAGAGCAGAGATCAAGACGCACAGCGTTATAGATTTTTTTGTGT